CCAGCAGCACTCATCCCAATGCTTGTCAAAGCAATCCAAGAACTTTCCGCAGAAATAGAAAAACTTAAATCAGGAGGCTAACCATGGCTGAATCAGAAGCACGCTCTGACGAGCAAAAAGCACAAGACTACTCAGCAATGCTGGGCAGTGTAAGTGTAATTACAAACTGTCTTGACGATGACAATGAGTTTTGTAGCGACATGACAAGCGCAGAAAAGAAAGAGCGCGTTATGCGTAGCTCTGGCTACCTGTCGTTTATGAAAGACTTAGATGATTGGGGCAGCGAAGATATGTCATCTATTGATGCAGCGATTTCTGCTGCTGAAGCGTACAAAGCATAAGGACTAGCATGAGCGAAGAAAACAAAGTCACGATTGATGGCGAAGAGTATTCTTTTGATGGTTTGACTGTAGAAACTCAGGCGAATATCGCACGAGTAAACGAGCTACGCCGCGAGGTATCTGCATTGCAGATCCAAGTGAACGAGCGCCAAGCCCTGTTGCAGATGTACATAAAGGCTATCTCTGACTCTGTGCAACCTGTTGAGGACGCGGAAGACGAAGCTGTCGTTCAGTAATGAGCGAGATCTCGTACATGATGCATCCGCTCCCGTCAGTGTTTCTGATGGAGCTAGACATCCCAGAGGGGTTTGTTACTCAACTGAACGAGTATCTTGATGGCCTCCTCGAAGAAGAAGGACGGGTTACAGCAGCGGATACTCTTGTTGGTCAGATCAGCGAGGGAGAACAGCTTAGAATGGATCACAACCATAGTCTTGTTGCTGGCTTTTCTCAGTTCTTGTGCTCTATGGGTGTTGAGTACATCAACGCTTTCATGAAGGGTTCGGGGCAAATGCTTGATGGTGCTAGGCAGGTGTCTATGGACGAACTGTGGTCTGTGCATAGCTATGCCGGTGACTACAACCCAATCCATGACCACGGCACACAAACTGTGATGGGCATTAGCTGCACGACATGGACTAAGGTGCCGCCGCAGATCACTCAGGGGCCAAGGCCTGGGTCACAGGAGTATGGTCTGTATAATGCGTCTGGAGAGTCTGATGGGTGTCTTTGCTTCAACTATGGGCAAAGTTCCTCTTGGGACAAAGAGCGGTTGAGGCCAACACAGAACATCGTCGTGCGACCACAGGTGGGGCGTTTGTATATGTTCCCCCAATGGATGCAGCACATGGTTTACCCTTTCAAGGGGGAAGGAGAGCGCCGTACTGTAGCGGCTAATCTTAATTGCTTTAGACAGGAGCTAGCAGCGTGAGTCTATTAGAAATAGTGAGTACACTGACCACATTGTCCGTGATTGCTTCAGCTGTGTGTGCCGTTACGCCCACCCCGAAGGACGATGCATTTTTAGCGAAGTATGTGTATCCAGTAATTGAGGCGTTAGCTCTCAACGTTGGTAAAGCAAAAGAATAATAATGTGCTATCTCGCACTCTCAGAGGAATGGGGCTTGGACAAAGGCGACAAGGCTTTACAAGAAATCAACACGCATGAGCGAGAGTGTGCTTTGCGTTATGAGCGCATCGAAGAGCGCCTGAGAGATGGATCGAAGCGGTTTGACCGCCTTGATGAAAAGATTGACCGATTTGGAAATCGGTTGTGGTGGATCATGGGTTTGATCGTTGTGAGCATCTTGGTGCCACAGTTTTTAGGAGGTTGAGATGAGTGACGGAACAATCAAAGTACCAACATGGGCTTTGCCTATTGGTGCAGCAGCCCTTTCTGGTGCAATGGTATGGGGTGCTAGTCAGGCTCAAGCGCAAGCTACGCAAGAAGAAGTAGATCGCATCGAGGCTGTCGTTGAGAAAACGGTAGAAGAGGCCCAAGCCACGGGAAAATTAGCAGCCGTAAATGCGAGCAAGATAGAGGCTATCGTAGACTCTTTGGCGGAGCAGTCAGAGACAGCGAAAGCGTCGGACGCCAAGCTTCAGCAACTGATCGAGATAATGCTGAAGAACCAGAACTAGAATATGACCCCGCCAACCCGAATCTTTTTTGTGATTTGAGAGAGTGGCGCATGTTAGAGCTAGTCAACCCGCCACAGTATCGTCACTGTCTTGCACTTGATTGGTTGCGTTATAACCACCGCCAGTGCGGCTATGGTGCGCAAATCTACATTCAAAACACGATGCCAAGGGTTCTGGGTACAGCGTATCAGGTAGATGTTGACTTGCTCACATGGGAACTTGTTAAACCGAAAGCCGTGCGCACTCAAGCTGTGCAGAAAAAGAAGCGCCTGTAATGGACGCAGCACCTTTTCCTAATAGCGTCAACATTCCACCGCCCACTGTTGTGAAAAACAAGATCCACGACAGCTATCGCATCAACCAGCTATCTAATGTTCTTACAGACAAGGTAGCCGCGACTACAAAGTATAGCGAGTTTGTCTATGAGTACCGTAGCGGTGAGGTGCTGACCACAACGCTCAAAGTCTATGATCAGTTCCTATTGGATGTAAGCGCATGACCATGATGATTTTTGTGCTCATCATCGTGGAGCGAGGTGTGCCCACAGGAGAAGAGTTTTACTTTCAAGAACTTACGTCTTGCCTTGAATACTCAGATGCACTCAATAACCAGTCGGTAGGCTTCCAAAACGGTAGCAGAAACAGGTTCTTTGAATCCTATTGCCGTGTCCGTCAGATCAATGTGGCAGATGCTGGCACTAAGATACTATTTAGAGACCCTAAAAAGTCGGAGGAGTAATGAGTCCTAAGAAGCTAGAACCAAAATCACGGTATGCTCAATACGATCTTGACGGGGACGGGACGGTTAGCGATGAAGAACTTTCAAGAAATCAAGAACTTGTGGAAATCGAGCTGCGAGAACAGAAGGCTGATAGTCAACGCCGAATGGCTTGGGTGTCTCTTAGCAGTATGGTGGTTTACTCTATATTACCACTATTGTCCTTCGTTCCTGAGTCGCGCTTGTCCACCCTTGCCTCTTTGAGCGATATGTTATTTCTTAGTCAAGCATCTATTGTGGGGCTATACTTTGGCGCTACTGCGTACATGGCGAAAGGCAGATGAGCGACGAAAATCGTGTCACGTTGCGCTGCGCACGCTGTAAGAAAAAGGGCGGAGTGATGGATTTTGTGCATCTAAAAATGAAGACTCTTTGTGGGCGTTGCTACGCACGATTGAGTGGGTGGGCTTGATGGGGATACTTGGATCACTTATAGGCCCAGCTACTCAACTACTAGACAAAGTAATTGAGGACAAAGACCAAAAGAACGCCTTGGCGCACGAGATTGCGACTATGGCAGAGCGACATGCACAGGAGCTTGCCAAAGGTCAGTTAGAAGTAAATAAAGTTGAAGCCGCGCACCATAGTATATTTGTTAGCGGATGGAGACCCTGTATTGGTTGGGTGTGTGCGCTGGGTCTTTTATACAATACGATTCTTTCAAACATACTGGGCATTTGGGTAGAGGTGCCAGAAATAGATACTACGCTGCTTGTCCCCGTTATGATGGGCATGTTGGGTCTTGGCGCTATGAGATCCTACGAAAAAGTACAAGGCGTTAGTCGGGAGAAATAGATGTCAGAGCAATTAATTAACATGTTAAAACGTCACGAAGGCGTGCGTAGTCATGTGTACCTGTGCTCCGCTGGCTATGAAACCATAGCAGTTGGCAGAAATATAGCGGAGTCGGGGCTAGGTTTATCCGAAGACGAAATAGAGTTTCTTCTAAACAACGACATCAAACGTGTGCGCGAAGAACTTGAAGACACGTATTTTTGGTTTGCAGCACTAAACGAAGCACGGCAAGACGCTATGATCGACATATGCTTCAATCTCGGTCTAACGCGGTTGCGAGGCTTTATTAAAGCTCTAGAAGCGATGTCTCGCGAGCAGTTCGATATTGCTGCTGATGAGTTTATGGATTCTCGCTGGAGCAAGCAGGTCGGTAGCCGTGCAGTAGAAGTCACTGAGATGATCCGAACTGGGGAGTATCAGTAATGCCACTACAAAAGATGGTCTTCAAGCCGGGGGTAGATAGAGAGAACACACGTTACACAAGTGAAGGTGGTTGGTACGACTGCGACAAAGTACGGTTTAGACGGGGTATGCCGGAAAAGCTGGGTGGGTGGAATCGTATTTCTACTAATTCTTTTTTGGGTGTCGCTAGGTCTTTGTTTTCTTGGGTCACGCTAGGTAGCCAAAAGCTACTTGGTGTAGGCACTAATCTTAAGTTTTATATAGAACAGGGTGGAACGTACTACGACATCACGCCTATACGAGCCGCTGTGTCGCTTACAGACCCTTTTACCACCGT